GTACACTGCAAGACCAGACATGGATGGTAAGATGAAAGATGTTGAGGATGGTGTCCCTGATGAAGTTATAGAAGAAGGAACTGTGTTTGAAGATAACATGACAGAGTTTGGTAAAGCATCAGGCGGTATCGCAAGAATGTTAGGAGAATAATGAAACTTGGCCCTAAAGAAATAAAAGTGGTCAATCAGTATCTTATAAGACCAGTAAAAAATAGACTGAAAGAAATCTTTGAGAAAAAAAGTTTACCACAATTACAAACAGCAGATGAGATTAAACAACCACCAGTCAAAAAAGACGTAGAAGATACACAAGCTTTTAATGAGTTTATGAAACGTAATCCACGAGCTGATGGTGGACGAATACCTTTTGGTGATGGATCAATTACGAAAGTGCAACAACTAACTGAAGCAGTCAGAAAAAGTCCAAGATTAGTTAAATTATTTAACGAAGGTAATTTATATCACATAAGAACAACTATAGGCGGCAGTAAGTCTAACAGAAAAAATTATCGGGGCTCTAAAGAAGAATTAAAAAATATACTTAAAAAAAGACAAAGCACGGGCAAGCCAATAAAACTAACAGCAAAAATGAAATCAAACATAAAAGAGTATGAAGACAGAACAGGGAAAAAATATAAAGATCTAGATCGTTATAAACAAATGAAGGTTCGAAAAGGTAAGCAAGAAACTATTGGAACATTACCTTCAAAAGAGGAAATGAAAAATAGAATTAGTATCAAACAAAAAGGTAATGCTGGAGTTATAGAAGACGTAATTTTTCCAAATCCAAAAATGAAAGAAAAATTTTTAAATGAACTAAGATTAAAATATACTTATGTTCCAGGTAAAACTATGCCTGAAAAATATCAAGCTAAAAATTTTGCTAAACGATATCCAATTAGTGAAAGACAATTTGAAAGAATGGTTAGTTTCTATGTAAATAAAGAGGGTCTAAAATATCCTAAAGGTGGAGCTGGTGCAGAAGTTATAGCACAAAGAAAAAAATTATTAAAAAAAATTTCTGGTCCTAGAGCAGAGGAGACTATTATAAAAACTAAAACACCTCTATTAGCTGAAAAAAATTTATCAGGTAAAATAGATTTTGCTCACAGGGTTTCAAAAGCTCACATGAATAGATTAGGTCTTGTTTTTGATACACAATTAACTGGAATGGATTCTAGATTAATAAATCAAGCAATAATAAAACCAGCCGAAAATGCATTAGAACCTATTTATAAAAAACAATTTAATGTGATGAAAAAAATAGAAAACTCTGGTTTAAACGAAAAACTAGAAAAAGAACTATTAGATATAAACAATCAAGTTAAAGAACAGGTTAAAAAAACAAGCGGTAGAATTTTTGGAATTACAATTGATCCTAAAACTTTAGAACCCTCTTTTGAAGGTTTAAATAAAAAATTTTTTTTATCATCTAAAAATATAAATTTAAAAGAATTAGATAAATTACCTAGACAAGAAAGAATAAAAATTTTATCTCCTATTGTTAGTAAAGCTGTTGATGCTGAAATTAAAAGAGGCTTCAGACCCGCAGACTTCAAAGAAATTTTACAAGATAAAAAAAGTAGAGAAACTGTTTTAAATTATACTAAAAGATTTGCACCTGATATTTTAGGTAAGGTTAAAAAAGCAATTTCTAACCCTGCATCTAAAGAAAGTTTTGCGTTATATGCAAATCCTCTTTTTAGTCCAGGTGTCTTAGGAGAAGCTTTTAAAACTATACCAACACCAGCAGGAGCTGTAGCGTTAACGGCAGGACTTGGCGTAGATCCAACATCTGCTGTTGACAGAGCAAGCATTGCAGCAGAAGCTGCCTTTGCACCACAACTTGTAAAACAATCAGCTAAGTTTGGACCCGTTGCTCAAAGATTTTTTAATTTAGGTTTAACACCTGCTATGGCAGCAAGAGTTGCAAGAATAGCATCACCACTAGGTATTGCATCACTGGGAGCAGAAGGTGCATATCAACTTGGTAAGTTTACTAAAAAAAGAATAAATGAATTAAGATCTATGACACCTGAACAAAGACAAGAACTGCAAAGAGAAGGAGAAGCTTTTGCTTTCAATGAATTTGCGGCTGCAGGTGGAGGAATTGCAAAACTAGCAGGAGATAGATCAGGTGCTATGTTAGAATCCATGAATGAGGATAAGGATGGGTTGCCTTCATTATTAAAACGTGTTAAGAAAACTTAGGAGTATTAAATGGCAGAAATAGATAAAGGACTCCCGAACACTCGTACTGAGGTTAGTTTACCAGGTGAGGAACAGGTCGACGTCCAAGAAGAAATTGTAGAAAAAGGTCCCGTTGAAGTTACACCAGAAGAAGATGGTGGTGTTACAATAGACTTTGAACCAGGTGCTATTAACATACCTGGAACAGAAAATCATTTTGATAATTTAGCAGATATTTTACCTGATGATGTTTTAGAACCAGTTGGCAATGACATGGTGCAAAACTATATGGACTACAAAGCATCAAGAAAAGATTGGGAACAATCTTATACACAAGGTTTAGATTTGTTAGGATTTAAATATGAAAACAGAACAGAACCATTTCAAGGGGCTAGTGGTGCAACACACCCAGTAATGGCGGAAGCTGTTACACAGTTTCAAGCACAAGCTTACAAAGAA